GCTCTTATTGAATTTGTTGCCAATGCAGCAGGACAAAGACAAATCAATCTATATAAAAATGGTGTTGTCATAGATCGAACAAGATCAGTTGGAATACCGTCTGGAACGATCGCGTCTACAATTTATTCTTCAACTGTTGAATATTTAGACTCCGGTGACTATGTTTCTGTTTTTGGATTTCAAGATAGCGGCGGTGCTTTAAATGTACAAAGCAATCAAAGCCATTTTCTTGTTGCAAGGGTGGATGGATAATGAAAAACTTTGAACATTCCGCATACGCACTCTTATTCATGGCAATCATTGGATTGCTGACAGGCAATTGGTTTGCTGGTGCTTGCTTTGGGTCAGCGTTCTTTGTCGGTCGTGAACACGCTCAAGCTGAGTATCGAGTAATTCAAAAGTTCTACGAAGGCAAACGAGCCAATATGCCTTGGCAAGGAGGGTTTGAACCCCGTGGTTGGGATGTAAAAAGCATATTGGATTTTGGTTTGCCGATTATCGTTACCACAATTGCATTAGTAATTATTGCCTTAACTAACGCTAAGTAATACAATTATCGTACTAGTGCGATCCACTAGGACTCCTCGGAGTTACAAATGTCAGAAGAAGTAAGTTCAGCGGAAGTACCCGCGCCGGAATTGGAAGCTACGGTAGCCCCAATCTCTGAAGTACAAACGCCGGAAGAAGCGCCCAAGACCTTCTCGCAAGAGGAACTTGATGCCGCCATTGGTAAACGACTCGCAAGAGAGCAACGAAAGTGGGAAAGAGAGCAGTCACAACGTAGTCAGCCTCCGGCTGCGCCCGTTGCGCCTCCATCTGCCGACCAATTCGGAAGCGTTGAAGAGTATGCGGATGCACTAGCTACTCAGAAAGCCCACGAATTAGTTTCCAGACAACGGGAGCAACAAGAGCAGTCGACAATTATTGAGGCTTACCACGATAAGGAAGAGGAAGTTCGCGGCAAGTATGATGACTTTGAACAAGTCGCTTACAACCCAAACCTTCCGATTACTACTGTGATGGCTCAGACGATTCAAGCCTCTGATATTGGCCCCGAAGTGGCATACCACTTAGGCTCCAACCCAAAAGAAGCCGAACGTATCTCGCGCTTGACGCCTATCATGCAAGCCAAAGAGATCGGTAAACTTGAAGCCAGATTGATGGCTGATCCACCGGTCAAACGCACTACTAACGCGCCAGCACCTATTTCACCTGTTTCAGGCAAAGGCTCAAGCAGTCCGACGTATGACACAACCGACCCACGCTCTGTGAAGTCAATGTCTACATCAGAATGGATTGAAGCCGAACGTCAGCGCCAAGTGAAAAAGTGGGAAGCCAAAAACCGCTAACTTATTTTTAGGAAATTATCATGGCAAACTCGATTCTTACAATCGACATGATTACCCGTAAATCTCTTGAAATTCTTGAGAACAATCTGGTACTCAGTCGTAACGTCAACCGTCAATATGACGACTCTTTCGCTATCGAAGGCGCAAAGATTGGTTCAACCCTTCGTATCCGTTTACCTGACCGCGCTTTGGTCACCGACGGCGCCGCCCTGCAAGTTCAGGACGACAATGAGCAATTCACAACTTTGACTGTGTCAAGCCAAAAGCATATCGGCGTGAACTTCACCTCTGCTGAATTGACCATGCAGTTAGATGACTTCGCAGAACGTGTTCTTAAGCCTCGCGTAAGCCAGTTGGCTTCTAGCGTTGATGCAGACGTTGCTTCTGTGTTCAAAAGCATTTACAACGCAGTCGGCACACCAGGCACCGTTCCCGCAACTTCTTTGGTTCTGCTCCAAGCTAACCAAAAACTTAACGAGTTTGCAACGCCTATGGATCAGCGTTACGCAACGGTTAACCCCGCTGCCAATGCCGGTTTGGTTGAAGGCATGAAAGGTTTGTTTAACCCAACTAGCACCATCAGCAAGCAGTTCAAGAGCGGCATGATGGGCGAAGGCATTTTGGGTCTGGACGAGATGAACATGAGCCAATCCATTGGTGTTCACACTACTGGCGTAACTCCAACTCTGCCAATCGTGGCAACTACCGTTGCTTCTCAAGGTGCTACTTCCTTGGCAATCAGCTTTTCAAGCGGCTCACCTACGTTTAAGATTGGTGATATTTTCACAATCGGCAGCGTGTTTGCAGTCAACCCACAAACCCGTCAATCAACCGGTTCGTTGCAACAGTTTGTCGTGACCGCTGACGTTAACGTTTCGTCAACAACCACCGCAACCCTGACTGTTCAACCTCCAATCTATACGCCTGATCACGCCTTGGCTACTGTGAATTCGTTCCCAGCCGCTAACGCCGTGTTGACGTTTTTGGGTGGTTCAGCCACAGGTTACCCACAAAACTTGATCTATCACAAAGATGCAATTTCGCTTGCAACTGCTGATTTGATCTTGCCAACGGGTGTTGACATGGCTTCACGCCAAGTGCATAACGGCATTTCGTTGCGTATCGTACGTCAGTACGATATCAACAACGACCGTCTGCCTTGCCGTATTGACGTGCTGTACGGTTTTGCAGCAATTCGTCCGGTCACAGCCGTTCGACTCTGGGGCTAAACAAATGGGGGCTTATGCCCCCGTTTCTAATCTTTTTTAAGGAAATCTATCATGGCACTCCCTAATGGCGCTGGTGGCTATCAATTTGGTGATGGCAACGAAACCGAAATTAACATGGTCACGCAAGTGGCTCCTACAGCTAAAGTAGCCGCAGCCACTCTGACTGCTGCTGAGTTAGCAACTGGCATCATCACCTACACAGGTGCGGCTGTTGCGTTAACAATGCCTTTGGGCGCTGATCTTGACGTGGCGTTCCCGAGCATGAAAGTTAATAGCTGCTTTGACTTTTACATCATCAACACCGGCGCCACAAACGCTGCGACTGTTACGGCTAACACCGGCGTGACTTTGGTGGGTGTTGCAGCAGTTTCGGCTAACACCGCTTGTCAATGGCGTGTTCGCAAGACCGCTGCCGCAACTTACGTCGCCTTACGCGTCGCAGGTTAACGCGTAGAGGGGCGGGCGATCCTCGCCCCTCGTTTTGAGGTCATTATGCACATTTACTTAAAGCACCCGCAGCACGGTCATAAAGTCGCCACTTCTGATAAAGAAGCGGAATATGATGAACAAAGCGGCTGGACACGATATACTTTGGATACGCCTGTAGAGGTGGAGCCTGTCAACGAGCTAAAACGTCGTCGTAAAACTTCGGAATAACTATGGCAACTTACACAGCGGGCGACCAAATCAATGGGGCTTTAAAGCTACTTGGCGTACTCGCTGAAAGCGAAACGCCTTCTGCCGCCACTTCGCAAGACGCGTTGGTGACTCTAAACCAAATGATTGACAGTTGGTCAACCGAGCGTTTATCGACGTTCAATACGGTTGATCAGACGTTTACATGGCCGGTAGACCTTATTACCCGCACACTTGGCCCGACCGGTAATTTTGTAGGCGCGCGCCCTGTTCTGTTGGATGACGCCACCTACTTTCGCGACCCAAGCACCAACGTGTCGTTTGGCATCAAGATGATCAATCAGCAGCAATACAACGGTATTGCTGTGAAGACGGTGACTTCTACCTACCCTCAGGTAATGTTCACCAACATGACGTTCCCTGATATTACTATGACCGTTTACCCAAAGCCTACGCGGCCTTTGGAGTGGCATTTTATTTCGGCGCAAGTGCTTGACCAACCGGCAACGCTTGCAACTGAGCTGTACTTTCCGCCTGGTTACATGAGGGCGTTTCGCTACAACTTGGCTTGCGAACTTGCACCTGAGTTTGGTGTTGAGCCGTCGCAGCAAGTGTCACGCATTGCAATGACTTCTAAGCGCAATCTAAAACGTATCAACAACCCTGATGACATTATGTCGGTGCCTTACGCTCTGGTATCAAACCGCCAGCGCTTTAACATCTACTCCGGTAATTATTAAGGATTAACCATGCCAAACGTAGCCATTACTGCGCTGCCCGTTGCAACCTCTGCTATTACGACAGACGTATTGCCTATTGTGCAGGGTGGCATTACCAAACAGGTCACCAACGCGCTTTTGTTTACTAGCCCTACACTTGTGACACCTGCGCTAGGTACGCCCGCCTCGGGCGTCCTGACCAACTGTACGGGGTTGCCTGTTGCTACGGGTGTATCAGGTTTAGGCGCAAGCGTGGCTACTTTTCTTGCCACTCCATCAAGTGCAAATTTACGAGCTGCGTTGACAGATGAAACTGGCACTGGCTCGGCGGTGTTTGCAACGTCACCTACCATTGCTTCACCCACGTTGACCGCCCCTGTTTTAGGCACGGTTGCATCGGGCGTTATTTCAGCTTGTACTAGCACCTCAATGGTATTGACCACGCCAGTTTTGGGTGCTGCTACTGGTACAAGTCTAAACACCACCGGCAACCAAACAATTACCGGCACGGGTAAGCAAGGTTACGCTACAGGCACGGGCGTCGCGGTCGTTCAAGCTACAAGTAAAGCTACCGGCGTTACGCTAGACAAGTCTAATGGCCAGATCACAATGGTCAACTCAGCGCTTGCGGGAACTACAATTGTTTCGTTTACGCTTACTAACAGCGTAATTGAGGCGGGCGACATTATTGTAATGAACCATATTTCAGGCGGCACGTTGGGTGCATATGCGTTTAACGCATCAACGGCTGCGGGATCAGCATCCATTAACGTCAGCAACTTAACTACCGGCTCACTATCTGAAGCTATTGTGCTTCGTTTTGCGGTTATCAAGGTTGTGAGTGCTTAATGCAAACGCCTATCCTCGGCAGCGCCTATGTTGCTCGCAGCGTAAACGCTGCGGACAACCGAATGGTGAATTTGTTTCCTGAAATGATCCCCGAGGGCGGGCAAACACCTGCGTTTTTAAATAGGGCGCCAGGGCTAAAGTTTTTGCAGACAATCGGCACCGGCCCCATCCGTGGGCTATGGGCGCATCAGACTAACGGCTCAGACTTTTACGTTCT